TCGCTACAAATAATAGGGTTTATTTTGCGACAGGATCAGATAAGGATGCTAGTGTAGAACAACTAGGATCGGACCTATACAACTTAGCAATTAGATCCTATAACTGTAATGGTAATGAAGTATGGGAAGGAGATGATCTTATCCGGGCTGAGCCCATGGGATGTTTGGACGAACTGGATATAGATTTAAATCGTATTTTAAGTGAATCAAGGTTTCATATTAAAAAAGGTGGACACATAGAAAAAAGACCTGGGATGGTTAACTTTACTATTCCTGGTAGGCCGACGACCCTAGAAGAAAGATTTCTATACAAACAATGGGATGAACATAAAGGGGAAAGAGAATCGATGGTTGAATTTCTTTCTGGAAAATACCCGGGTCTAAATGTTAGTGTGGCGGGCGAAACGGGGATTGATATTATGTGGAGGGGAAGGGATAAGTCGCAAATTATACAAGACTTTGAGGCTAATTTGGTTACTTTCTACGGCGATAAAATGGAACCCAACGGGAATGACTACACATTGTCTCTGGCAGTGGCCAGAGGAGGCGGAGTAGTTCATCAAGTTAAAGGATGGGAAGATACTTGGAAGAGACTAAAACAATTATAGGCATAACAGCCTCTACATTTGATCTATTACATGCTGGTCACATTGCAATGCTTCGAGAGGCAAAAACTCAATGCGACTGGCTAATTTGTTGTTTACAAGTTGACCCTAGCTATGATAGAATAGAGAAGAATAAACCGGTACAGACTTTAGTTGAAAGATGGACCCAGCTGCAAGGCGTTAAATATGTCGATGAGATTATACCTTATCAGACTGAACAGGATCTTGAGGATATCCTTCAACTATTTAATTTAGATATTCGTATTATTGGCGAAGAGTACAAGAACGGTAAGTTCACTGGTCGTGCTATATGCTCTGCACGTGGCATAGAGATTTATTATAATAAACGGGATCATAGATTCTCGACTACTGACCTAAGAAAGAGAGTAAGTGATAATGAACAGAGTAAGTGGCAGAACACTAGCAGAGGGTCTGACAAAGCTTCGTGAAGTACTTTATCGCCAAGGATATGAAATCCAAACTGGCTCGTGGCAAGGTACAAAAGAGCCACCTAAGTTTCTAGAAATTCTCCACGCTGACCTGGTTGCACCAATGTACACAGATGCACAAAAAGCTTCTGACGAACTTGGTGCATCACAGCCTTGGGCAGATGTACACTTCGATGAACGTACGGGCGGGGCACCGCTAAATCCCCCACCATCCCATACAATGTGGTTAAAAGATACTGACAAATATTTGTCTGGTAATCAAGAAGCATTTTCCCACTCGTATCCCGAACGTATGTGGGCACCATCTATGGATGGTATTCGATTCAAGACTGGTAATCTTGGTGATGGCGTAGAGCTACTAAGAAAAGACCCTACCACTAGACAATGCTACGTCCCTATGTGGTTTCCTGAAGATATAGTCGCAGCCAACCAAGGTGAACGAGTCCCGTGCTCCTTTGGTTGGCATTTTATGGAACGCGGTGGTCAACTACATTGTTCATATCATATGCGCTCATGCGACGTCGTAAGACACTTGCACAACGACCTTTACTTCGCAAATAGACTTACACAGTGGATGATCGATAAAAGTGGCATAGATGCTGAAGTAGGGTATTTACATTTCAGCTCAACTAGTTTACATTGCTTTGCGAACGATAGATTTGCTTTGGGCAGACTGATAGGAGTATAATATGTGTGGATTCATTGCAGCAGCATATACGGAAGTGAACGTCGAGGAACTATTAGAAGATATATCTTATAGAGGATTACCTGGCTATAAAGGTTATGAAGTCTTTAATAATGCTATCCAGTTTGGCCATTATAGCTTACCATTCGTTAATCTGGATCCAAAGGTAGCTATTCAGCCGCAGAATAAATCTTTATTCGTTGGTGAGATATTTAACTACGAAGAGTTGGGGTTTGTCAACGATATAGAATGTGCGTGGCAGACATTTTGGATTAGAGGAATCCGGGACTTTAATAGGTTCGACGGATTTTTCACTTATGTAACTATTGTCGATAATAGACTATTCGGTGTTACAGACCATCTTGGTATTAAGCCTTTATATTATCGTACAGATGTAGAAGCAATGGCATCAGAACCAGATGTATTAAAAGCTTTTGGCCCAGTTACACGTAACGAACTATTTCATTCTAATACTATGAAATGGGGCTATGATCCAACCGGTGGTACACCATGGAATGAAATCAAACAACTACCACCAGGATGCTTTGTTCACAAAGGTCAGGTCCATAAGTATTGGGACTGGCGTATGGTAGAAACCGATAGACTACACAGTGACATGATAGAGTCAGTCGATCGTCGTCTTGGGGGTCAACGTGAACTCTCTATGCTGCTATCCGGTGGACTAGATTCTAGTATTATCCACGGCATCCTTACACAGGTCCTTGGTAAATCTGTTACTTGTATTCATGTACACAATGGCGAAGAAGACTATGCTAAGCTTATTGCCGATGATATGGTTGAAGTAACACTGGATGGTGTAACCGATGAAGAGTCAGTCCGCATTCACCAATCACCTGTAGATCTTGGTAGCACTAAGCCACAGATTGCAATGGCTCGTGCACTAAAAGACTTAGGATTCCACGCAGTACTTACTGGCGATGGTGCAGATGAATTATTCGGTGGTTACCGTCGAGCAAAAGAATATGATAGCCAAGCATCGGATGTATGGTGTGAATTACCTTACTATCATCTGCCTAAGCTTGATAGAACCATGATGGAAAGTACTATAGAATTAAGAGCACCATTCCTATCACCCAAGATGGTTAAGCATGCTCTTGCGTTGCCATACGGACTAAGAAACGGCGAAAAGAAGGCATTGAAGCAAACATTTGGTTATTTACTTCCACAGGAAATTATTAACCGTGATAAACATCCACTAAAGACCGACAAGATTCGTAAAGAACCTATGTGTCAACGTCAACTAAACGAAAGCATTTGGAGTAAGCTCTATGGATAATTGGGATATAAGATATTTAAAACTGGCTGAGCAAGTCGCATCCTGGTCAAAAGATCCTTCTAGTCAAATTGGTGCTATTGCAGTTGGCCGGAAGGGTGAAGTTCTCAGCACAGGATATAACGGGTTCCCTAGGCATATAGCAGATGATGATAGGTATAAGGACAGAGAACAAAAGTACAAATACATCGTTCACGCAGAGGCTAATTGCATATATAATGCTACATACAATGGAGTAAGCCTTCACAACGCAACTATGTATGTCTGGGGGTTGCCATGTTGCTCCGAATGTGCAAAGGCTATAATTCAGGTTGGTATTCATAGAGTTATTATGAAAGGTGATGCTTTTAATCCTAGATGGAAAGAGTCGACGGAGCAAACCCTACAAATGTTTAAAGAAGCTGGTCTACAATGGGAATTCCTATAAAAATATTAATAGTCGGTCACGGGTTTGTAGGTAAAGCTGTAGACTATGGATTTAGTCATCCGAACGTAGAAAAGACAATCATCGATCCTATATACGGATCAGATGTATCAGATATTATACCACACCTGTTTGATGCTGCATTTGTATGTGTACCAACACCTATGCATTCAGATGGTCAAATAGATAGCAGAATTATAGAGGACGTAGTTCGTAGACTTCACAGTTGCCCAATGATTGTTATCAAATCTACAGCTACGCCAGATGTAGTAGGCCAATGGTCTGACCGTGATCGAATAGTATACAATCCAGAATTTCTAACTGAAAAATCCGCAAACGAACAATTTGTCGAACCAGAATTCCATATCTTTGGCGGTAAGTATGAGTACACAAAACAACTACAAACCTTATATGAAAAATATAGTCTTTGCAACCATTGCCCAACGTATCATATGTCTATAAAGGAAGCAAGCTTTGTAAAGTATACTATTAATAGTTTCCTGGCAATGAAAGTTACATTTTTTAATCAGCTATATGATGCAGTTGGTGACACAGATGCTAATTTTCATACAATCATAAAGGCAGTAGCCGCAGATAAACGAATCGGTCCATCCCATACTAAAGTGCCGGGGTTCGACGGTAAACAAGGATACGGCGGTGCGTGCTTTCCCAAAGACACTAGTGCTCTAACTAATTACAGTAAGAGGTTTACATTAATCGAAGAATGTGTTAGAATTAATAATGAGTACAGAAACCAATATGAATTAGACGAAAGAGAGAAACAGCAAAATGTCAATTATGGACAAACTCAAAAAGAACTCGAAGATCAAAACGACGGAAGTCCTAGCTCAATCTAAGTTCTTTGCAGAAAAGGATATGATTCCTACAGCCGTGCCGATGATTAACGTGGCACTATCTGGTTCCGTGGATGGCGGGCTTACACCCGGACTTACAGTCTTAGCGGGTCCATCCAAACATTTTAAAACTTCATTCGCCTTGCTCATGGCTCAGGCTTATATGGAAAAGTATCCAGATTCGGTTATGCTATTTTATGATTCAGAATTTGGCTCACCCCAATCATACTTCCAGCAATTCGACATTGATACAAACCGTGTACTACATACCCCTGTTGCAAATGTGGAAGAGCTTAAATTTGATCTTATTGGCCAGCTGGAACAATTAGAGCGTGGTGACCGGGTGGTTATCGTAATCGATTCTATTGGTAATCTGGCATCTAAGAAAGAGCTTGAAGACGCGCTAAACGAAAAATCAGTTGCGGACATGTCTCGCGCAAAGGCCCTCAAGGGTCTATTTCGTATGACCACTCCTTATCTAACTATGAAGGATATTCCGTTACTAGCAGTAAATCATACATATCAAGAAATGGGATTATTCCCTAAAGCTATTGTCTCTGGGGGTACAGGCATTTATTACTCCGCGGATAATATATGGATTATAGGTCGCCAACAAGAGAAAAAGGGTACAGAAATCACCGGATACCATTTTGTAATTAATGTTGAGAAGAGCAGATATGTTAAAGAAAAATCTAAGATTCCTATTACTGTTTCCTGGGACGGTGGTGTTCGCAGTTATTCTGGCCTTCTTGACGTGGCTCTTGCTGGTGGGTACGTTACTAAACCTTCGAATGGCTGGTATGCAGCGACGGATATGGAGACTGGTGAGGTGGGTAGCAAAGTTAGGTATGATCAAACTCTAGAGGCAGAGTTTTGGCAACCTATCTTTGAAGATACCGACTTCAAAGAATTTATTAAAAAGCAATATAGTATTGGTTACCAGGCGCCAATAGATATGGATGCTATTGTCGAAGAGGTGTAAAATGTATGAAGAAGAGGAATTCCAGTTTACATATAATAAACTTATAGATTTAGTAAACACTTTATTAGAGGACGTTGATGTTATGATGGTAGCAGCAGTTATGTCCACCATCGGTATGTCACTCTATAGAACATCTTTATCAGAGGAAGATTATAATAAAATGGTAAAGGCAATGTTCGATTTAAAAGGCGAGGTGAAAACTTTTAACCAGAGTGAAGTGTTACACTAAATGAAGATATTGATAATGGGATTACCTGGAAGTGGTAAGTCAAAAATTGCTAGAGAGTTATCGCTTGGATTCGACTGCGCTTGGTATGATGCTGACGTTATACGAAAGATGGCTAACGACTGGGACTTTACCATGGAGGGAAGGCTCAGACAAGCTCGGCGAATGGCCAACTTTGCAGACTTTGAGAAAGGTAACGGCAGAACCGTTATCTGTGACTTTGTTTGTCCAACAGATTTAACCCGCTATATCTTTGATGCTGATTATACTATTTGGATGGACACTATAGAGAATAGTAGATATTTAGACACCGATCTTATATTTACAGAACCTGAATTTTATGATGTAAGGATTACTAAGTGGATAGATCTAAACCAACTGTACAGTTACTTGGGAGGTGGCAACCTTGGCACAGAGGCCACACCGAACTTTTTAAACGAGCTATTCGAAAAACTGGACAAGTAGTTATCCAGGTCAGGGATATGCCCATTACCAAAGACAATCCATATGATTATCACGAAGTGCGACTTTTTATTACAAATGCTTTAAAAAAAGAGGGGTTTGTATATAGTAAGGACTACGAGATAAACCAAGTTCCAAATATAGTAGATATATCATATGGACGTGATGTTGGATATAGTATAACCAAACATGATTTAGGTGAAGAGATACATCAGATATCAGCCACTAAAATTAGGGAGAATATGTAATGGAAGAAAATGTAGACTATGAATTAATCCCCAGCTCTGATAAGAATGATTATTGGAACATCCGGATCCTAACCGGGGAGTTTGTCGAAACCGTTATTAATTTCGGTGCAATAAAAGTAGCTGAAGATGGTGAGCATTTGAACTTCGACTTTTCAGTACATTATTCACCTGTTGGTGATTCTGCTGATAATGTGGATTTACAATCCACTGCAGGTGCGATACTATTAGCCATTATAGAAAATTCGATAAAGGAAACCAATGAACGCTAATATAGAGCAAACAGTCTTGCGCAATGTGCTTACTAATGAGAAGTTCATGCGTAAGGTTTTACCGTTTATAAAGCCTGAATATTTCGATGGTGTTTATCGCCAGCTGTTCAAGGAGGTTGCTAAGTACGTCGCCAAATATAATAGATTGCCTACACAGGAATCTTTTAAAATCGAGGTAGACCAGTCTGATAAATTTAATGACGAACAATATCAACATGCTGTAGAGATTATTCCAAACA